GACAGTTTAAAAGCTGTCTTTTTTTTGTTACAGAAGGAGGCGGTGGCATTGAAATTAAATGCAAGGCAGAAGGCTTTTTGTGAATATTATGTAGCTAGTGGAAATGCTACTGAATCCGCAATAAAGGCTGGGTATAGTGAAAAATATACAAATAAAAATGTTAGTAAAATACGGCAAAATAAGGCAGTACAGGAATACATAAAAGAATTACAAGAAAAAGCAAAAACGAGTAGAATAATGACAGCTGTTGAAAGAAGAGAATTTTTGACGGAAGTCATTAAAAATGGAAAAGAGAAAATACAAGACAGGTTAAAGGCTTTGGATATTTTGAATAAAATGGATGGTGAATATATTGAGAAAATGCAGCTGTCAGGACACTTAAATACCAATCCTTTTTCTGGACTTACTATCGAAGAGTTAAGAGCGTTAGCTGGTGGTAAGAGTGGATAAGATGGAAATGATACGGCTGGAAGCAACTAAGGAGCTTTCACGACGGAATTTGCTAGATTTCCTTATTTTTGATGGGAATGGGAGATATAAAAATTCTAGGCATATACAGTTTTTGACTGATAAGGCCCAGCAGTTTTTGGAAGATGTGAAAGCTGGTAAAAGTCCAAGACTTTATATTTGTATGCCGCCACGACATTCTAAATCGGAAACTATGACGAAGAAATTTCCTGCTTGGATAATTGGGAATAATCCTGATTATGAAATTATAATCGCAAGTTATTCAATGGATTTGGCTAGAGATTTTGGGAAAATAGCAAGAGATACTTATAGGGAGCACAGTAAAAATGGGACTGGGATTTTTAATAATATCATCGACAGGGATAAGAGTGCTGGTGATAACTGGGGAATTTCAGAACATCGTGGTGCTATTGTGAGTACAGGTGTCGGAGGAAGTGCAACAGGTAAGGGGGCACATATTGCGATTATTGATGATCCGTTTAAGAATAGAGAAGACGCTAACAGTAAACTTCAAAGAGACAAGGTCTGGGCCTGGTATCAGTCAACTATTCGGACAAGATTGGCACCTGGTGGAGGGATTATAATTATCCAAACCAGGTGGCATGAGGATGACTTGGTCGGTAGAATTTCTAAAGAGATGGAAAGCGGTACTGGAGAAGTTTTTGAGAGTATTGTGCTTCCAGCGATTGCCGAAGAAAATGATATTTTAGGAAGAAATGTTGGTGAAGCGTTATGGGAAGAACGGTACGGATTGAAAGAACTTAAAAATATTAAAAAGGCGATAGGTAGCCGTGAATTTGCGGCACTTTATCAGCAGAGGCCCCAAATTGAAGACGGCGGACTTTTTAAACGGCAGTACTTTAAATATTTCGATATTGATAATGACTTCATCAAAACTGCTGATAAAAATGTAAATGTGAAAGATTGCTTCTATTTTCAAACAATAGATACCGCTATGAGTACTCGAAAGAATAGTGATTATACGGCAATTGCCACTTTTATGTGCGACAGGGAATGGAACTTGTATTTAATTGACTTAATGCTTGAAAGATTAGAAGTTCCTGACCAATGGAATGTGATTAAGGAATTTAGAAATAGATATAAGTTGAGATTTCAAGCCATAGAAAGCAAAAGTAGTGGTATTGGGATAATTCAGCAGGCGAACAGAGAGGGGATGCCCTTAAAGGAATTGAAAGCCGATACTGATAAAATGACAAGGGCCTTGAACATATCAGTTATGTTTGAAAATGGGAAAGTTTATTTCAATAAAAATTTGGATAAACTTTTTGAGCTTGAAGAGGAACTTTTGAAATTTCCAAATGCTTTGCATGATGACGCTGTTGATGTGTGCAGTTATGCGGGTATTGTTATAAATGATTTGATTCAAAATTCAAAAAGATATATTAGAAAATTTATAAGTGTGTAGAAAGGAGGAAATGTGAGTATCAGGGAAAATGTAGCAAGTGCTTTGGTAAAAGAAATAATATCGCTTGGTTCTGTTTCTTATAGCGGAGATATTGACGATGAAATATTGCAGAAGATGTTGGCTGATGTCGATGTGGCACAGGCTATACAGCTTATGACACAAAGTGTGACATCGAAAGAGTGGAAAATTGAGACGGATGTACCTGAGTATTTTGAGACAGCTGAAAACATTCAAGAAAGATTTAATAATTTTAATATGGTTAAACTTTTGGAAAATGTGCTGAGATCGGAAATATATAAGAAATCTATATTTGAGATTATATACGGCAAAGATGATACAGGTGGAACAGTGATTGATGATTTGGTATTGCTGCCGAATAAATATATAAAATATAACAAGGATAACGGTTGGATGATTAAAACTCGTGATAGTGAGATTGTTATTGCGAAAGAACCCAACCGTTTTTTAGTTTGCGTTAATGAAGAAAGACTGGATAATTTACAGGGAAGTTCAGATTTGTTGCCGCTTGTTCCAGTATTCAAGGCTAAAGAGCATTTGGAGAGTAAGTTAAATGCGATTATAGAAAAATATGGGGATATTATAACGGTATTCGCTTATGAACCTGCTGTTGAAACAGATCCGCCAGAAGTTATTAAAGCTAGACAAAAAGATGTGGAAGCACAGGCCAAAGATTTAAAAAATGCTAAAGGTAAAGATGTGCTGGCAGTACCGAGTGCCGGGGAGAAATCGCTTGATGACTTCATAAAATTTATTAAATTAGATGACTTGAAACCTGAAATCTATCAGGAATTATTGAGCGAGAAGTCAAAAGCCGTGCAGAGATATTTACTTGGAAGTACATTAGTAGCCGGAGTGGATGGTAATAGCGGTAACAGGGCCTTGGGTGAAGTTCATAAGGAACAGCAAAATTATAAGATAGAATCTAAAGTCAAAAAGATTAGGGACTGGATTCAAAAACTTATCGAGCTGGATTCTGTCTTGTATGGGTATGACCCTAGCAAGTTTTATTTTAAGTTTGTCGAAGAGATTGACGAAAAAGAAACATTGGAGCTGGAAGATCAGAAAGCGAAAACTATGACTGAGAAAGTGAACTCTATAGTTAAAATTATGGAGAGCGGATATGCCTTTACTAAAGATAAGATAGCAGAAATGCTGGGCGTGGATGTGATTGACTTGGTGGAAGTTGAAAAGCCAGAAGTAAGTGAGTTCGCCAAAGGTAAAAAAAAACCGAACATCAATAAAATAAATGAGAAACGAAAATTAATTGAAAGGAATCAGGCTAGATTTGACAGATTTGTTGAAAATAATTTTAAAAGATGGCAGAAGGATGTATTGAAAGCTGTACAAGAAAAGATAGAAAAAGCTAAAGATATTTCAGATTTCTATGACTTGAACTTTAACTATGAAAATATACTGGAAGATTTAATGCTGATGTCGACTTTGCAGGGATTTGACAATGCCGCTATGGTCGATAACGGAGTAACAGAATTTGCAAATACTAGAACCAAGACAAAGAATGCCGCACTTGATAATTTCCTGAAAAAACATCCCGCCTTATACACTGATGTGGAAAAAGAAATGGATTATTCAAGGCAAAAGTATTTTTGGATAAAGAAGGTCACGGATGTCAATGTGACAGAAAAAATATTTAAGCAGATGTCGAATACACTCGAGAATGGCGGAACATTTAAAGACTGGAAAAAAGATGTTGATAAAATACTGTCAGAGAGCGGATTAAAGCTAAATGAGGGATATTTAAAAACCGTATTCAGAACAAATATGAATCATGCTTATAACGCAGGTATTCATTTAAAGGTTGACAAGTACAAAGAGCGTTATCCATATTATCGCTACTGCGGTATTTTAGATGGAAGAGAACAGCAGCACACAAAGGAACTTGACGGGAAAATATTTAAAGTGGGGACGCCTGAAGCTGACAAATACTTTCCGCCAAATGGATTTAATTGCAGATGTTATACCGTGTCCTTAACTGAAGATGAAGTAGATCCGAGTGAAGTTGTAAGCGGTGATGACATTGGCTTGGATGTGGGAAGTTTTGCGGATAATATAGGCGATGTTGACTATATAGAAACACTTGAGAATAGTTATAGGCAAAAAGTTAAAATTGTTGAAAAAATTGAAAATGAAGTATTGCAAAAAGTTGAAAATAGAGTTAAAATTAATTATAAAGAAGCTGATGATAAAATTATTAAAAAATATGAGAATAAAACGTTTGAAGTGTTTGGATATAATCCAGGAGATGGAGAATTAACAAAGAAAGAAGTAGAGTCATTTAAAAGATACACAGGCGATGAATATATAAAAATAAATAAATATCTCCGTGGCGAAATGAAAGATGACATAATTTACGATGAGTATTACGGAGATTACTATGGATTAGGTAATGTTACATCAGATATAAAGAGAGTTTTATCTAAACATAAACTGGAAGATGACTTAAAATTATATCGAGGTGTTAGTGAACCGGAATTTAACTATTTAAAAGAAAATAACACTTTTAATCAATTTATATCAACTTCATTTGATGAAAATATAGCAAATGATTTTATGGATGAAGTTGAAAATTCAAAAGCGTATAAAGTAATTGTAAATGCTCCAAAAGGGACACAGGGTCTTTACATTAATGGTAAAGGTGCTTATGAGGATGAAAAAGAATTCATATTAAATGTTGGGCAAAAGTATAAGATTTTAAAATTTGAAGATGGTATATTGCATTTGGAAGTGATGAAAAATGAATGAAAAAACTAAATTGAAAAAGTTAAGAGAAAAATACAGTAATTTAGATCACCCACATTGGACAAAAGAGCAGTGGCTAAAAAAAATAGATATTATCTTTAAAGAAGGTCATTGGAGTGAAAAATGGGATTTAAAAACACAGATTATAAGAGAGCTTGAAAAATGCTATACTGCACCTGGAAAGAGGGCTAAAGTATTAGAAAGTGAGTTAGTATATTTAGGGGATAAAGATGTTCAACGAAAAAGAGAAGTTGAGAGTATTTTAGAAAAGGAAAAGAAAAGCAGATGGGGTATTTTCAATAAAAGAGTAGATGATGCATTAAAATGGTACAACCAATTATAAAAAAGGTAGATTTATAGAAAGGTTGTGGAAAGAATGGAAGGAAAAAAATCATTAACCGAAGCTCTAAAAATATTTGAAGAAGGTATTTCTGATGACAAGTTCGAACCTGAAGAAACTCAAGAAGAGAGAAATGCAAGATTTGCAAAAATGACGCCAAAAGAAAGAATAAAAGCAATAATTTCTGAGGCATTTGATTCGGCTAATGACGGTTTTTTAACAGAGGAAGAAGAAAAAGAGTACGGGTACGAATAGTTACTGAAAACTGGTCACAGTTATTAATTTAGCTGTGAT